TATCCACCGCATTTAAATATATAAGAAAAATATTTAAAATTTTACCAAATTCTCCTTTGGGTGGTATAGTTGAAAAAATAGAAAAAGTTTTAAGAACCGTTTTAGGTTTCTTTTTAGATTCCATTCCGGTATCGGCTATGAACGGTGGGTCGTGTGGGTCTAGTGGTTGTAAAAATGGAACGGTAGCATCTCCTTTAGGGGCTATCCAAAAAGGAAATGAAGTTGCGGCTTCTAAATTTGATCAACACAAAAAAGAAATAGAAGAATTGGAATTAAAATTGGATAGAAGTGTTGGAACTCAAATATTTCCTAATAATTTAGCTATACAGGTTGGATTGCATTTTAGAAAATGTAAAACAGTAGCGCATTGCGCCCCATTACCAATAATAACGGAATTGGTTGATGGCAACCCCAAATATTGTTTTATACCATCCTCAAAAAGCACATGTAAAAAGGCAACATATGTTGATCAACCTAAAACCACTGGTGCTTATACAATAACATCAAATGAATATAGGGCTACAGTAGGATCTAATGGATATTGGTTATCTTGTAACGGTAAAATTTCATTGATTGGATCTTGTATTGATATAACTTCGGATTCTGAAGGAGAAATCAATATATCCACAAATAATAAAGTTCAAATTGGTGGCGCGAATATAGTTTTAACTTCTAAAGGAAACGCAAATGGTGATGCGATAGTTTTGGATTCAGATAGAGTTTATGTAGGTGGTAAATTAAGCGTACAAGGAGACATCGCTTTAAAAGGATCCTTAATGATGGATGGTAGTATATATACCACACATTTAACGTGTCCGGGTGAACGAGTAGAAACTGAAATATCAAGTTCTGCGCATAACGTGCATTCAGCTGCGAATTGGAATAATCCAATAAAACCAGACGCAACAAAAATGGATATTTTTGATAAAATTTATAAAGTTTTAAGAGATATCGGTGCGTTTTTAATCGGCTTAGTTTTAACACCCGATTTTTTAAAAACAAAAATAGAAGAAACATATTCTACAATAAGAATCGATATGTTTATTGACAATTATGCATTAGAAACTGGTTATGCTTGGGTGATTCAATACCCAGCAAGGTTGCCGGTTCAGATACTGGGCGTATGTACTAATGGAGGTGCTGTTACCGGAACGGTCATACCAGCAATGATACCTGTTTATTCGTTTACACATAATCATGGATCTCCGGGAGATCCACATTATCATGGATACACTACGCCACAAACGGAGCCGTATGGATCAAATGCAGCCGCTATAGCGGTAAGACAACCAGCATCTCACGTACCAACACCAGCAAAACAAACCGGAATGGGTACGAAACCGGGCCACAAAAGCAATGGTGATCTTGGTCCATGCGGTGGTGGGGGCGGTTTTTTTGGTAATACTGGTAGAATTAATTCGGCTAAAATAAGAAGAAATCAAACCTATGGTATAAATTCAAATGATGCTTTTGCCGGTAAAGATTATGTGGATATAGATACAAAATTTAATCCCGATGGCACCATATATCCAACTCCAGATTTAAATATCGCTGATTGCGATTAAGTTGTAAAAATAATAGGAGTTGGATTTTGTACTAAAGTTGTCGTGGAATTATATTTTGGAACTTCCAAATAATACTTCATTACATACTTGTAGAATTTTTTCTGCAACGTTGATTTTTGCACAATTCTTCTGTAGTCCGGAATCGTATCCCCAATAGCTCTAGTAAACCCTTGACTGGTAACGTTTATAGGTTGATTTGGGGCTGATGTTATAATTTGCGGAACTTTTAATTCTTTTGATAAAAATTCTATTTGATCCTCGTAATATTTTATATACACCATTTTTATGTTTGATATATAATTAAATATAGTAGTATTATTAGGTCCGGCTTGTTGGACAACATTATAATCCGCATTGCTGCTTCTATAAGTTAATTTTATAAAAAATAAAGGCGGTATTTTAGAACTAATAAATGAAACTGTCCAACCTCTATTTATAAAATACTTTTTTAAGAATGCCACTAAATATCTTGAATGTTGACGATATCCATAATTCACAAAATCTTTTGTAAAATTTGTATATTCATCTGGCGTAGTTCTTTCAAATAATTTTGTTGTATCTAATGGAGTTAAGCATACATCAAGACCATACCCATATTCAAACAAATCATAAAATTCATTGCTATATAAATCAACATTTGGATTTGGTTCTAAATCTATTTGATCTATGCTTTTGTCAACTTCTGCTATTATTAATTCTTGATCATCTAGACATATTTGATTTGAAAAATCAAAATTTCCATATGTATCTCTTACTTCTTCTGAACTTAATATTGCAAAAATAGCCAAATCTCTTTCTTCGGAAGGAGATTCGTTTAATATTCCAGTTGGTACAGAAACTTTTACCGGATTACCATCTGCATCACAAACAATATTGTTTATAACTTGTGATCCTCCGAATTTAAGACTTTCAGAATAAACAATATTTCTAGGCATAAAATTTAGAAAACCCGCCGATAATGTTAATCCAAATGATACCCGTGGATCTCCAATAGAACTTAAAGCGTTGAAATCTAATTTATAATCATATATTTTATTTGGATTATCTTCTAAAATGGGATTTATATCTGGTATATCTGAAAATTTTAAAACATCACAAAGAAATGCTTTTAAATCGAAATTCGGATCAATGAATTTCGCAGTATTATTCATAAATAAAGAACTATTTAAAAGTTTTTGTTTGCAAAATTCGTCTATTAAATCCATATCAATCTAAAAAATTTTCTGTTTGTTGTTTTATAAAAATAGTTTTTAAAAATTCCATTATGGCATCTCTATCCCTAGCGTTTTCGAATTTTTGAACTATAACTCTATCATCATCCATGCTATAACCGAATAATAAAAATGTACTCATATATTCGCTTATCATATCTTTTAACATGGATAAATCTCTTCGGTTTACTTGTTGTTTAAATTTTAATTTTTTTTCCCACTCATTTAAACTTTTTTGAAGTTCCACGTTGTTTATCGCATCGAATACTTTTTTTTCCAAATCATCTATGCTGACCAAAGAATTTTTATTTTCATTTGATGATAAACTCGGACTTTCAGTATCCTTATTTACTGTTGATTTTTTTTTCTTTGGCGTCATGATTATGTGAATATTTATTGCAGATATTAAATTTATTCAAATATTCTACAATTACTTCTATAGAACTTGTTTTCAATTTGAAATTCTCTGGTATATATTGTCCACCATCATAAATAACAAAATACTCTTCACCAAAGAAATTGTGATTATTAAAACAAGTTATAAATACTGATGTTTTTTTAGGATCAATAACAACCGTCCATGACCTAGCATCGTGTTTTGCATAATCCGTATAAACTTTATCGGTTACATAACCACAATCACGAAGTCTTTTTATAAAATAACTTACTGTTGTAATTTTATTATTTTTCATATTATAATAATTTACAAATAGTGATTTATTTCACAAGTGCCGATACTATATATTTTAAATCTACATCTGAATTTTCTTTGGTATGAAAAACCAAAACTTTAAATTCGTTATTTATTTTGACTTTAACTGGTAGTTTGCTCGACATTAAATTTTTAAATACTTCCATTTTAACTGGAATAGGTATATCTATATCGTTTCCTAAAATGTTGTCTGTAATTACCATGGAAATATTGTCTATATTGGAAATAGTTTTATCGTCTATATCCGCATAAATTTTATTTTCTTTGGTGTAAAAATATATTTTAGATGCATCTGACGTAAAAGTATAACCCGACATTATTTGTTTAAGTCTATTTAAAGGTATTTCAAATTCCGAATCGAATTTTAATTTTGAGATGGTTTCTATATTAACAGTAGATTCATTTATTATTCCATCTTCAACCAGATGATATTTAAAAAATGTATCATCCAAATCAGAACTAGACTTCATTTGGCATCTTATATGATTTTTATTTAAAATAAACTTAAATTCTCCATCATCTCCTAAACAATCAAGTCCATTTAATAATTTTTTGATACTTATTATGTTTAATTTTAAACTTTGAATTGTTATGGGAAGCTTGCAAGTAGCGTACAAAATAACTGATTTATCATCAGATGTACATACCGTATACAATGTATCATTGTGTATTTTTAAAACACAAGAGTCAGTTGATCGATTTACGGGCTTCAAAAGCTTCTCCAAAGAAGTTTTTGGAACTGGTATTATTAAATTATTCATTTTTTATAAATGAAACCAATTTGGTTAAATTATCATTTATATTTTTAAGATACTCCTCTATTTTTGAAGTGTTTTGAATTACTGGTGCGGTATTATTACCTTGTGCGTTAGTATATTCTTGTGCTTGTGGTATAATTTTGGGCGGAGGCTCCGGTATCATTTGTCTTATTATATCTTCGGCAGGAGGGGAAGAAAAATGATGGTGTGCGGTGGGTAATGCCCCACCCTGAATTTGATTTGTTTTATTCATTACCGGAGCTATAAATTGATTCATATCAATTCTATTCGCCCTTATGTTTGCACTATCTGAAAATCTATCTATCTGTGATAGATTTGTAGAAACTAGCTTTGCAAGCATCGCTGCTTGCAAAGCGTCTTCTCTTGATATTTCGTCCATATTTTAAAGATCCTTTAAAATATCTTTCATCTTTTGATCCTCATCGGAATCCGAATCGTTTGTATTCTTGGATGTGAAATCATCATCATCCTCGTCTTCGACGGTTGAAACAGGTTTAATTTCAACTTCTTCTTTCCCTAAAAAGTGTACATCCAAAAGATTCTTAATTTCTTCGTAAGTCTTTCTTTGGAAAATTGTATCCAATTCCTTGATAGACGAATAAATTTCATCTTCATCTTTAATAGTTTCTATTTTGGATGGAGTCATGAACTTTGATGTTACATAAGACGGATAACCACCTTCATTCTTTTCAACTTTAATCTTCAGATTGCATCCATTTTCAGAAAGATCGAAAATTTTATATCCAAATTCTTCCGCATCATCCCCATCAATTGCATTCTGAATAATTTTTTGGAGTTGAACGCCCGCGTTAAGAATTTTAACTTGTCCGTTGTTTTCCGGATTCGTGGGATCTGAAATTACATATACATTATAAAGCCACTTTTCCGTCTTCTTTAATGGCTTTGATTGATCGATTAGCGATTGATTCTTGGATGCCCAAACCTTGGAGCGGTATTCGTCTATGGGACACTTTTCCCCATATGTATTTGGACACAATACAGAAATTTTCTTGGCATTCACGCAGCTGTCAAAGATGTGTTGCCAATAATGAAATCTGGTTTTGGATGGGTCGTTTACGTTAGGAATTAACCTGACAATATATGTCTTATCTGGTTCACATTTCAAAAAGTCTTTGAAAGATGATTCTGTGTTGGTCTTTGTAGCAAGACTGTCTTTTAATGATTCGAATAATGATGTGTTGTATTTTCTCATACAATATTAATATTAGCAGTTGTTTGGTGTTTTGCAACTATTTTTTACAAAAATTTTAATTCTTTTTGTGCATTCTTTTACGAAAGAAATTGTTTTTGGTGATGCCATGTATCTAATTTTAAATTTTGCTATATTGTTTTTAAGGTTTTGGTCGATAAAATAAATCAAATCCGGTTCGCATTCATCTAATATGGATATAATATTCCCCAACTCCATCAAACTATATATATTGATATGTTTTTCGCGATAATGGTTCAACCACGCCGGAATCAATCCGTGATTGAAATTTAAATATTCGGATAGATCAATATTATTTTTAATACAAAACGAACCAATAAATATTAAACTTTTTTTAATATCTTCAAATTGATTTTCGGGATTCTGGTTTTCCTTTATTTTATTAAAAATAGAATATGCTTTAATGGCGACCCTAGAGTTAAAAAACGATATATTAGGGTATTTTTTATCTTTATAAACAACTGATGGCGCTTCAAAAAAACAATGTATATTGATATAAGGATGTTTTTTAAAAAACATTTCTAATTTCTGAAGATCAATTAATGTTTTTTCGTCTATTGAATCAAAATTTTTTCTCTTTTTATATGGTAAACCTTGTCTAAAATATTTAATATATATATTATATATGTTTTTTTGAACCTGATTGATTTTTTGCATTTTTATTTAATTTCGACCTGAATATTTTTTTATATACGTTTGGTGTGCAATTAAGATATGTCTTTATAATTAATTGTAAATTGTGTTCCCCCAAAAGAGAACAATATATTTTTTGTGTTTTTTTGTCGTCTACTATTAACTTTAAAAAATTTAAAAAATTCAACTTTTTTCTTTTTGAAATGCATACAAATGAACCTATTTTTAATGTCATCTCTTCGAATTCTTCGGTATTTAATGTCTCCGAAGGGTTATAAAGTTCTTCTAATTGTTGAGATGACGTTATTATCATAATGGATTAAGGTTTTTTGTCAACTCCAAAAATAAAGGTGTTATTTTCCCCACGGCGGAAAATTTATTTCCCGCACCCGATGAATACGTCTCCGCAAATTTTTGAAGATCAAATTCAATTTGATTTTTATTTTTCCTGTATGTAATTTTTTCTGTTTTGGTATTTATATACATAAACAAATCTGGATTGTATTTTTTCATTAAAAAATCTAAAACTAAAATATCGGTTTTTTCATTAGAAACCGCTATCGTATTTATATTTTTTCCTTCTATATTTAAAATACCACCAAAACAAGTCAAATTTTCAGCGTCAACTTTGGTTTTTCTTTTTACATAATCTATAATTTTTAATTGTTTTTCATCAAATGGCACAAAACCATTTTTGTAAAATTCTATAAAATTGGAAAAATTATTTCTAAATTGATTCCAAAATATGATATTTAAATCATAAGATTCTTTATAATTTAAAGTAAAACTATCATAATCATCAGCATACAAAATTAACTTTTTTTGTTTTTCAGTTAAATTGGGAAATTTATCTTGAAATATTTTTCTAATTAAAAGACAATTTGAAGTAAATGGTTTATGTAAAATTTTTGTATTTTTAAATTTAGCAATTAAATCTAAAGATCTTTCATGGTGATCTATTATTGTAATAAAATCTTTATCTAAATCTGGTAAAAATTCTTCCCGTAACGCTAAATCAAGAATTATTATGTTTTGCGGGTTTATTGTTCTGTTAATGTGATCTTTTATTTTTTGAATTTCTTGATTTGTGATTTCCGAATAAGATATTGATGCATCAGGTCTAGACCATAAAAAAGTTAAAAGACTTACCGCCCCATCCAAATCTTTATGGGTAAATATATGATACGATTTATTTTGCATCATATTATTTACTATATGATTATCAAAAATCATTATTCTTTGGATAATAAATCTATTTTTTCTAAAGCATGACAGACATCATAATTTGAATTTTCTTTTTCAAAAGAAGATTCTATATTATCGGTTATGTCCGGAAGTTTATTGTTTTTTAAATTTTGATGTTCATCTGGATCTTCACTTTCGGTTAATGTTAATGTTGGATAATCGATATTAAGTATCGTAGTCGCCTTTCTAGGTCCAAATCTATTTTTCACTATACCCATTCGTATAATACCCAAATCTGTATCTCCTTCTTCGGTCCATATTGAAAATTGAGCATCGACTGTATGCGAAAGACCCATAGATTCGCTTGTTTTATCTAAATCCAACTCTCCGCTGTTTACCGCGCTTCTAGTGGCTTGTGTGGCTGATATTATAGGGCATTCAAAATCATAAGATAATGCTCTCAAAGATTCCGTTATTTGTTTTATCGATTCATATGAATTAAGACCGTTTGTTATAGGCGATATTAAATTAATATAATCAACAATTACCACATCCGGTTTAATATTCTTTTTTACCAATTTATTTAAAAAATTTTTAATATTTAGTGTGCTTATACTTTTGGGTGGAAATTCTTTGATAATAAGCTTTGATTTATTGTTTTTTGTTTTATATTCGTTTAATTTATCTTTTAGTTTTACTAAATTATTAGATAGTCCGTCAAATGGTATTTGTGATAACTGAGCGGATATTCTTTTCGCGTATACTTGTTCTGGCATTTCTAATGTTATCAACACGACTGTTTTATTTTGGTTTAATATGTTAGTCGCCATATTTCCTAAAAATATAGATTTTCCTATATTAGTAACACCGAAAAAGACATATAATGATCTACCTTCCGCCATAAACCCACCGCCTATTTTAGAATCTAGCCATTTCCAACCCGTGGATATGGTTTTAAACACTTTTTGGAGATCGGTACAATGCTGGTCTATTGATTCAAGATAATCAAACCCTAAATTATCCAATAAAGATATACTGCAAGATTTTTCAAAATCTTTTAAAATTTTAAAACTATCAATGTCCCCCGATTGAATATCTACAGATGTTTTTCTATATGTTTCCATGACCGACTTTTCTTTAAGGAATCGTTCGGTATTTTTTACAAGTGCATCTTTATTGTATTTTTTATCTATACTTTCAAATGAAAGTATTACTTCTTTAAGAGCCGTTTTATCTTGATTGTTTCTTATGTGTGTTTTTAATTCCGTTATGTTTGGTACGGAATTAAATTCTTTATAAAAAGAAATTATCAGTTCAAAAACTTTTCTAATATTTTCATTTTTAAAAAATGAGGGTTTAATGTGTTCGAATATGGATTCTAAATAAGAATGATCCATAATCGAATTATAAATCATAATTCTCTCGAACGAATCAAGATCAAGTGTTAAGTTGTTACTCATTAAACTTGATTTTTAATTTTCGTTTTTAAATTTTAATTTGTCTTTTAAGGCTGCTTCCAAATTCGGAAGAATTTTTTCCCAAACCGAATCGTCATCTCTCCAATCTTTATAAAAACCTAAAACAGTATCACCTAAAACGTATCTATGACCTTGCTTCGTAATAATGTTATATCCTTCGGCCATTTCTAAAAGACCGGAATATTTAGAAAGTCCTTTTCTAAAATTTAAATACATTTCGCACTCTAAAAATGGGGGTATAAATCTATTTTTAGTTGTTAATGCTCTCATGGTTAAGCCATTTACATCTTTAGACAACGGAGTTACTTCATCTGAAGCATTTTTATTATCAGATTTACCAGCCCTTTCTTGTTTGGTAGACATCTGAACTAAAACGGATGACATATACAAAGGACCAGATCCTCCGGATTGATTTTTAACTAATGTGGGATACATGGCTCCGGGGTTGTCATAAATATGATTTGTAAAAATAACCGGACAATTTGCTTTGGCTGCTGTATGTGTTATTGCCCGAAGCATACTTTTAAGTGCCACTGCTCTTGCGCCCATGTCAGCAGAGTCTTTTCCATCTTCTATAACTTTAGCTTCTCTGGATGAAATCAGATTACCCAAGGAATCTATAGCAATCAAAACTTTTCCTTGTAAATTACTTTGAATAATACTCTTTAAAAATTTAACAATTTGGTTTCTGCAATCTTCTATAATTTCAATCGGGCAATGTTTAATCTTTGACGGATCGCAGCCCAGATTTGTAGCCATATCTCTATCCAAAGCATTTTCCGTATCAAAGTAAACTACATGCATTCCTTTCTTTTGCGCGTGTGCCATAACTTTATTGACCATTAGTGTTTTTCCGCATGCTTGTGGTCCAGCAAAACCGGTAATTCTGCCCATCGGTATACCGCCATACAACGAGCCTGATATTATTGCATTTAAAGCCATACAACCCGTATCAATCCATTCGTTAACTGTAGATAATGTATTTTCATCTAAAAAAGCTGCATCTGGATTTAGGTCGTCTAAAATTTTAAAAGCGTCGGTAATTTGTGGGTCTGTTGTTACTTCTTCTTGGATTTCTTTTTTACTTTTATTCATATATTATTATAATAGCAAGAAACCCCGATTTTGTCAATCGGGGTTTACTTTTATCGTTATATTAAATTGTTTTGATGTTACTCATCAAACAATTTAATAACTTCTTCCTTTTTCTCTTCTTGGGGTTGTTGCTGTTGGGGCGCTGCGGGTAAAGTTCCGAATTCATTGTTTTTATTAAACATATGGGCGTATTGCGCCTGAAGTCTAAAGTCTAATGCTTCGATTGAAGATTCGGTAATTTTGTCTTTCAAAAAAGAAAAAACCACATCTTCTGTCTTATCGGCCAAGAATTCTCTAAAAAATATAGGATATAATTGAACCGACATTCTACCTGAACCATCTGATGCTGGTGGTACGTGTAGAATTACTGGATTCTTTACGCGAATAGCTTTATCGTTGGATTCAACGAGTTCCCCTAATACATTTCTTCCTAAATAATCAAGGAAGACCGTCAGTTTGATGTTATTTGTGTTACTCATCTTGATTATATTAATACATACTTTATTAAAAATCAATATAAATATATATAAAATATGAAAAAAGATTTTAAAGAAGTTTTTGACCGATCTGGAGCAAGTAAATTTTACTTTCAACACAAAGATTATAAAAATATAACTATACCAAAAGATATTTTTGACGATATGACCGACGAAGAGGTTTTTAATTATGTTAATTCTTCGTTAAAAGATATTAATAAAGAAATTAATTTAATTAAACCACATAAAAAAGAGGAAAAATATTTATCGCCGGAAGAAATTACCAGTAGATTTGCTGATTTAAGAAAAAAACTATCAATGGAAAATTTTAAACAATTTTTTTTAAGAAATTCCAAATAATTCCATTAGGTCTGTAGCTTGTTCGCATCCTATTTGCGGTAAGGGCCATCCAATTACGTGATATATTCTACTTATGACCGGTAATACATTTTTTTCAAACATCATTTTATAATCTGGTTTTATGTATTTTAAAAATTCTTGTGGATATTCGTCGATGAACGCCATAGTTTTAATGTTAAATTTATTTTTTTCACAATAAAAATATTTTATTTTAGTGCCATTTCCTATTTCCGAATATAAATGTTTTATATTTTCTTCATCTAAAAGTTTATTATAATACAATGCTCCTTGATAATGATTCGGGGTTCCTTTGGCAAACCTACTATTTATAAATCCATCTTGCCATTTTGTATAACTCTTTGCATTTTTTCTACTTGATATTATTGATATAGGCAATTCGCAAAATTTTTCATATGCTTCATGAAATAAATCGGTTGCTTTTTTTCTATTTTTAGATAAAAGTGCGGATTCTATAACATTTTTAATTAAAAATTTTACTTCTTTCGATAAAGCGGACTTGGCTATTTCTATTCCTTTGTATATAAAATCATTTTTTTTAACGCCTTCACTATCTAAAACGTGTAAAATATAAAATTTTTTGGCTTGTAATAGAGCTACATCACAAATTTTTTCTCTTTTGAAGAAAAATCGAGGATCTGTTGAGTTTAATTCAAATTTTGCCCATTCATTTATGTTTTTATTTACATATTCGCCTATATTTTTGATAAAAACACCAGCTTCTTTTGTAATATTTCCATCTTTTTCCAAAAAAATGTTATTATCTTTGAATATTGAGTTGAAAGATAAGAAAACGCTATCCGTATCGATGTATTTTACAACATCTTCATATGTGTAATTGTAGTTTTCTTGTTTTAAATAGTCTAAAAATAGATTAGACCCCTTATTAACGACTGCTCTACCCGTTAAAGTCACGCTTTTGGCATGATCTATATCAAAAAATGGAGAATATTGCTGTGAAAATACCCCGTATATAGAATTAATTAATGTTTTGTAGACGTTTGACAGCGTGTCATTGTCTTGTGCAATTGATAATAGCTTGTTTTTTTCAGTAATATCATTAGATTGACTTGCTTTTTTTTGAAATTCTATTGTTTTATTTTTTGCTTCTACTCTTTGTGTGTAGATTTTATCTATTAAGTTAGGAACTACGCCTTTAAATTTTTGTGTGTATAAAATATTTGCTTTGGTTATAGAAATTTGTTCTTCCCTGATAAATTTTAAAAATTGTTCTTTATTTAAGTTAACAATTTTTTTGTTAACCAACTCTATTTGAAAATTTTCATTTTTTGCGTTTAAAATTTTACCTATTTTAGTTTCTGGTGATATGTTTAGCGTAATAATTGTATTAGGATAAAGACTGTTGGCGTCATAGGTAACAATATCTTGATATAAAGACGGTTTAGGTTGCAAAACATACCCACCTTCAAACTTTTGTTTCACATTTTCATATGTAAATGTCGGTATTATTAAATTTTGGAGCAATGCTTGATGTGCAACCGCTCCTGTAATCATAGAAACCTTTGCTAAAGCCTTTTCGAAAGGAATAAACCCCTTATAAGACAGGTTTCTAATCAAATTCATGTATTTTAATTTTTGATCTATTTTTACTAGAAGCCTAACGTCTTGAATATTGTAATCTACAAACGTATGCCAATCTTTATCCGCTAATTTGGATAAAGATGATGCATTATAAACAAGTTTTGAATCTCCCAATTCATAAGTTCCAATATAATTTAAACTATATGATTCTCTTTCACCCGTAGAAAAGGTTTTATATACATCCATGTAGTCTAAACAGCTTACGCCAGCTATAAACCATTGATTTTTCTTTTGTCCGAGTGCATTTACAGCCACATCTTCTCTATAAAATATTCTTTCTAGTGGGGAAATTTTCTTATTTTTGTCCTCATCAAACAAAATAGTAAGACGATTCATTATATAAGGCAAATCATAACCATGAAAATTCCATCCAGAGACTATATCTGGTGTGTTTTTACGCCAAAACTTCAAAAAATCCGACAATAAATGTTTTTCATCATTACATTTATAATAAAAAACATCATCATCTTTGCATGAATATGGTTTTATACCCCATACATGATATTTTTGTTCCAAAGTATCATAAATTGTTATTACATTTATGCTATCTTTTGCTTCTTCAGGCGGACTAAACGGATCGGTTTCATTTTTTTTGTAGGTTTCTATATCCAAATAATATATTCTTAATGGATTTGCACTAAAATTTGGGTTTGATACTTCATTTTTAAACGTATCCAATAAAAATTGTTGATCTGGATTTAAATTATAAAATATTCTGTTATTAGAAACTGTTTCTACATATGATTTTCTTTTAGAATTGCTCTGAAATTTTAATTTTTTAAGTTTTGTATTGTATATTGATACCCCATCATTAGATTTAGAATCTTCGACATACAAATATGGTTCAAAATCAACTTCGATTTTTGATCTTTCCCCATTTTCATCCCAAGTCCAGAGATGGATTACACTATTTTTGTAATCATAATAAATATTTCTATACATTTAAATAGAAAATATCATGCGCTATCGATTAAATCAAGATATATCTTGTTCTGGATTGTTTTTAGCTATCAGCGGGGCCATATTTTTTCTTTCTTTAGACCCCCAATCCGTAAAATATAGTGCTTCATATTCATTAATATGATCTTCTAGCCACAATCCTTCTGCGAATTTTCTTGATTTTCTAGATAAATCCATATAAGTGTCATAATCCGACGTTATTGTTTCTAATTGATTTATCAATTCATCTCCCGTGGTGAATTTATACTCAGCATCTTTGTATGTACAGAGGTTTTGGAACGCTCCGGGCATACCCAATGCACCCGATTCCACCATTTTTATATTACTTTTAGATTTATTGAATATATTATCTTGCAATGAAGCAAAAACTGCATTGCATTCCGTATCATACAGCCCCTTTGGATATTCAAATAGGGTTGACCATTGTATAAATTCCATTTCACCATTATCTATATACGGTTTAAGTAAAAGTGGGAAGCATCCTTTCCAAACGAATTTAAATTTTTTCCTTGCTTTTATGATTGCATCAACTACATGCTTGAAATCATCATTTAAACCGGTTTTATTTAAGGTATCTATATGTGTTCCCGACCCCGAATAAAGAATTCTTGGTCTTTTTTTATTCTTTTCGTATAATCTTTCGATTCTTTTTTCGTCGTAGTATTTGTCCAACCAAAATTTTGGAGCATAATTAGGTATAACCGTAACTTTTTGATGTCCTGTTTTTTCTTTGTAATATTCTTTCATGAAATCACAAGTAACTGTGATTTCATCTACAGTTCTCATGATGTCTAATATACTATCTTCTATAGCTTGATCGCAAAAAGGATCCTTGCAACGGTTATAATCGGGTATGTCATTCTTAAAAACAATATCATCGACTTCATATATCATTCTAAAATTAAAAGAATTTGCAATTTTTCTTAATTCTTTTATAAAATCTCTTTGTGCTGGTGTTGCTTGTCTTTGTAATCTTATTGATTTTAAATTTTGGTAAAATCTTGGGTCTAATACCATGCAAGTTAACCCAGAAATACACGCTTTTTGGTAACCGTTTAAAAGATACTCTGGCCATATCATTCTCCAATAACCACAACCACCATAATCGGCATAATAATTTAATGCTCTAGGTAATTTTGCTTCGGGCATTTCTACTGGAGGTGCTGTTGGAAAACTAACCGGTATAAAGGCTACATGAGAATGTACAGGACTACCCATAGGCGTACCCCATGGCAGATTATGTATCTCTTTTATTACCGGTTGATACCTAAACACGATTTTTGAAGAATTGTCTTCTTTTTTTATTTTTATAGCCATAAACTTTAATTAATTTACACTAAATTTTTAATTTTTCAAGGTGGTAAATCCGTTTGTTTTTTCTAAAAATAATATATTATCAACATTTAACTTGGTATTATTCTTATGTGATATAATATATATTGATTCTTTGTACTTTTCACATTTTTCTTTTAATATATTTAAAATTTTTTCAGTTCCTATATCATCCAAAGCGGAATCAAACAATTCATCATATATATTAAGAGAGTATGATGTTCCAGAATGGAACCTCAACACGTCTTGAAATGTAAAGAGAATAGCTGTATCTATTCTTTTCCTTTCGCCGCCACTAAAATTAAAATATGAACATTCTTTTCCCGAATCATTATATATTGATTCTTCAAAAAATTCATTAAAATTACATATGCATGGTGCATCGAAAGATTTAAGATAAAAATTTAACTTATCATTTAAAAGATTTATTATTTTCTTTATAATAAATGTTTTAACACCATCTTCTGATACTATAAACTTACAGGATTCTAATATGTTTAAATTTTGTTTTACTATAGATAACTTTTCTCTGTTGATTTCTATTTCTTCGTCGCAATTTTTTATATTTTCATCGTAATTTTCTTTTTGTTCTTTTATTTCTTTGATAAAATCATAATATTCATTATTTTTCTCTTTTAAATTTTCTATTTTTTGATTTAAAATTAAATTTTTTTGTAATTCGTTCTGATATTCTTCTTTTTTTAACTTTATTTTATCTAAACCTAAATTTAAAAATTTTATATCTTTTTCTAATGAATTAATGTGTGATGATAATGTTTCTATTTCTTTTTCTTTTTTATTTATTTCCAAATTTAACTCTTCAATTTTATCTTTTATGATAACCAAATCGTTCTCGCAAAATTCTCGGTTGCATAATGGGCATGAGTTTCCTTTTTCTGTCAATTTATTTTTTTCCAATCTGATTTGATTAATTTCTAAATTAATTTTAGTGTTTTGATTTGTTATATCTTTTAATTCGGTTTGTTTTTTATCTAAAAA